CTCGAGCCGGGTGATCGCGGCGGCCGAGGGCCAGACCCGCATCGGCTGCGGCTCCATCGCGGCGATCTCGCGGCTGGTCCGCACGATGTAGGGCCAGGTGTTGTAGTAGCCCTGCGCCTTCACCGGCGGCAGCTTGCGCAGGGTGCGGAACGCCTCCTCGAAATGATCGGCGACGCAGTCGGCGGTCCATTCACGATCAACCATGGCGGGTCTCCTTGGCCGAAGACCGCTTGCCATAGAGCTTGGTGCCCAACTGCTCGACCAGTTCGCGCTCGGGCCACGTCAGCCGCTGGTCGTCGACACGGACCGCAAGCAGCCCCTGTTCGTGCCAACCGTCGCGCTTGACCTGATCCGGGTCGCGGCGTTCGCCGCCGTATCCGGGGGGATGCCAGCGCATGGTCTTCATCGCTGAACCTCCGGCATCAGGGCGGCATAGCCGATGACATCGACAAGGCTGTCCCGGTGGCTGGGGTCATGCGCCAGGCGGACCATCTTGAGATCGATCATGCAGAGCGCGACCTGCGCCGGGGTGACGGGCTGGCCAAGGGTGAGCGACCACCGGGCGGCGATCGCCCGCAGTGCGACGTTGGCCGAGCCATAGGTCTCTGCCCGGCTTTCGAGAACCGCAGCTGCCTGCGCGAAGATGGCGGGTTGGGTCATGCCAGCCCTCCCTGCGTCTCGATCGCCCAGAGCAGGAGCGCGATGGCATCGGCCTCGTTGTCATCAGCGGGGCTGAAACCCCTGGCGCGGGCGGCAGCGACCATCGCCTGCTTGTCGGCATTGCCCCGGCCGGTTGCATGTTTCTTGATCGTGCCGACAGGAACGCCCTGATACGGCACACCGCGCAGCTCGGCCCAAGCGGTCAGCGTGTGGCCATGAGCCCGCCGTAGATGTGGGCTGCGTCGGTCCCCGCGTGGCGGCGGACCTCTTCGAACCAGAGGGCAGCGATGGGTCCGGACAGCCGGTCGATCTTTGTCAGCCAGTTGGTGAAGCGCAGGTAGCGCATGCCACCGCCGTCGTAGCGGCCGGGCTTGAAGCTGACGGTGCCGCTGGTGATCAGGCCGTCATAGCCGCGCAGGCCCCAGCCGGTGGTGGTGCCGAGATCGAGCGCGAGGATGGCGTGCTGGTAATGGTCCGCAGCATAGGGGGCGTCACCATTTACGGGTTTGACGGGTATTCCCTTATCAGCCGTATGAACGCGCGCATGCGCGCGCGTGACGCCTATGTAGGGGGAACCCGTCAGACCCGTAAATTGGTCTATTTTCTTTGGCATTTCATCACTCCTGCGCGAATAGGTCATCGTTGCTGTCCTGAATGCGGATCCCGCGAAATCCACGGGCCTTGCCGTTGCTGTTTTTCTCGAATCCCCTCGTGCTCAGGGATTCCGAAAAGCGCTTCATCGAGCCGGCGTATTCGCCGTTGGCCTCGGCCCAGGACTTCCAGCTGTTGAAAAGCTCGGTTGAGCCCGCCCAGAGGGTCTTGTTGCCGGTATGGCAGCGCTCCTCGATCCAGCGACCGAGCGCGTCCTCGGCCTCGAAGTAATCGTCGGTGGCGGCCATAACGGCAGGCGGCGGGCGCAGGCCGGTCTTCTGCCATTCGAGGCAGCCCTGCAGTGCCCAAGCGAGGATGCCGTCCCGTTCGGCCAGGAGCCTGTCCGGCAGGCGCTTGTCGCGCTTGGCGGTGGGGATGGTCACGGTGAATGGCACCATGTGCAGGCGCCGCTTCATCGCCTCGTCGACATTTCGGATCGAGGGCTTGTGGTTGCCGACGACCAACAGCTTGAACTGCGGCATGAACTCGAAGAAGTCCTGGCGCATAAAGCGGGCGGTGATCTTGTCGCCGCCGGTCAGCGCCTTGAGCTTGCTTTCGGCCCAACGGCTGCCCTGTTCAGTCTCGATTGAGGTGACGATCCTCGCGCCGCGCAAGCCCGCCATGTCGGTCGGGTGGCGATCGCCGGTGGTGGCCATGAACATATCCATGGGGGCCACGGTGGCGTAATCGCCCATGATGGCCGTCAGAGTGTTGGCGAAGACGGATTTGCCATTTGCGCCGGTGCCATAGAGGAAGAACAGCGCATGTTCGGTCGTGACGCCGGTCAGGCAGTAGCCCGCCATGCGCTGGAGATAAGCCTGCAACTCGGCATCGCCGCCGGTGACGGTGTCGAGGAATTGCAGCCACACCGGGCAGTCGCCTTCCACTGACGCGCCCGCGATCTTTGTCATGTAGCGCAGCGGGTCATGGGCTGAGCCCGCGCCACTGCGCAGATCGACGATCCCGTTCTGGGTGTTCAATAGCCAAGGGTCACGGTCCCAGACTTCCGTGGTCGTGGCATGACGACGATCCGATCGCGCCAGACGCTCGACCGCAGACACCGTGGCTGCACTGGACAGCTTGGTGCGGATCTTGGCTGAGGCGGAACGACGTGCTGCCTCGCGGCAGATGCGCCGCGCAAGGTCGAAGGCCTGCAGCGTGTCCTCGCGCCGCCACAGAGCGCCCGTCCAGGTCAGCCACTGGCCCCAAGGCGCGACATAGCGCCAGACATCGGCATGCCGCGTCGCGAAACTGTCGGCCAGCGCGTCCTCGGTGAACTGGACCGGGATGGGGCCATCGCCTGCATCACCGCCCCCGGCACTGCCACCGCCGACATCATCACCATCGCCCATGTCGCCCGCGGCATCGCCATAGCGCTCGGCGTCGCGTTTCCAGAGCCGCTCTGCCTCCTGGCGCAGCCGGTCTTCCGGCCAGGGCGGGTCGATGCGGGCCGCGTTATAGGCGACCATTTCCTCCCAGGCCTGAACCGGGGTGACATGCCCTTCGCGGCAGCGCCGGATCCAGTAGCCGATGACGCGGGAGAGCGCGTCGAACCGAGTCTCGCCATCGACGCCCCCTTCGCGGATATTGCGGGCGAACAGTTCGGTGACCGCGCCCCGCGCCTCGGTGGCGCCGTTAAAATCGAGCTCATCGATTGCAGCGCCTTCCAGCGGCGGCATGGCCACGATGGCCTCGATCAGCTCGCCAAGGTCGTACTCCCGCTCGTTGTCAGCGACGATCTCGACCAGCCGCTGCACGCCGTTCTTTGCATGGACCGAGCCAGCCACACGGATCGGCTGGTGGGCGGACCGGAAGGAGGGATCACCACCAACCTTCGAGGCGATCATGTACCGTGCGCGACAGACGCGGGCGATGTCTTCTCCCTCGGCGGGTTCGCTCAGGCGCCAATACAAATGCCGCTTGGGCTGGCCATCCTCGGTGATGCCACCCGAGGCAACCTCCAGTGTAGGGGCGCCGAGGTACTGGAAGAGATGATCCCGCTTTGCGCCGATATCGCCATTGTCGAGATCGACCAGGACTACCTGCGTTTGCACCACGCTTTCGGCCCGGGCATCAGCCGCAGACACCACAGTGCCTGGCACCACGAAGAGCGCCATGCCTGCGCTCGCGGCCCAATCGGCTTGCAGAGCGAGCTTGGCTGCCAGTTCGCCATCCGCCGCGAGGAAAGGCGTGTGCGAGGGCGCATCGGGCGCGCCCTTTTCCGCCAGGGCCCGAATTGGGGCGAGGCCATCGCAATAGCCGAACACCACATCGGCAAAGCGGGCGACCATGGCATGATCGGGCTGGATGCGCTGCGGCTGGGGCATGTCAGAGCCTGTCGTCATGACCAGCACCGCGCCTTCCATGCGCAGAAGCGGCATTCGAAATGTTCGGGGTCAGAGGTATGGCGCGGCAGCAGCTCGCCCGCGTCACAGGCGCGAAGGATCGTCACCGCCTTGTCGCTGGAGGACTGGGCAAGCGCTGCATCAAAGGGCACAAGCTCGTGCCAGATTTCGCAGGTGTCCTTGTTGATGGCGGTGAAGAGCGCGGGCGTCTCGGTCAGGCCGAGATAGGCTTGGTAGAGCGCGATTTGTGCGGCGTAGACGGGCTTCGCTTTGGCCACGCCATGCTTGGCGATCTCGCGCCAGTTCTTCGTATTAGCGGATTTGCATTCCCACAGCGCCGGGGCGGCGAAGCCGTCAGGCCCGGCGACGATCACGCCATCGGCGTGACCCTGGACACGTCCCCCGGCCGCGGTGAAGCCGAACTGCTCGCCATGACGATTGCGCGTGCGCAGGTCGAATCCGGCCTTGCGCAGCCACTCGATCGCCAGGTCCTCCAGCACATGGCCGAGGGCGAAGATGCGCAGCGATTTACCGGAGAAACCACCATCCGGATCGCGCGGGGCCTTCAGGTATTCGTATTGCAGCCGGCGCGAGCAGATGTCGCCAAGACGGCTGCCACCCAGATAGTCGCGCTGCGGCCTTGAGGCGTTCTCGGCGACCAGCGCTGCATCGATGCGAGCATTCACGGCGTCGCAGAAGCTCGGAGGTTTTTCGCGGTGATTGAAGTCCAGCACGTCGGTCATCAGAACGGCACCTCCATGTCGTGGGACGCCTGTGCGCTGATGCGCATCGCCTGCTGGAAGCCGTCGACCGCCGCAGTGGCAAGCGCGAGGGCCTGGTGCTCGCTCATGTCCTGAAACCGGGTCGTCCACCCGATCTCGGCCATCAGTTCGGCCATGTTCTTGAGGGCAGCGCGCAGCGCCGACTCTTCGCGGGGGTCCGGATCGATCATTGCGCCTCCCTGGTCTGGAGGGAGGCCATCGCGGGACGCGGGCGTGGATGGGTCGTTCTGTCGGTCATGGGAAAGCTCCAGTGCTTTCCTCACCTACCGGCTCGGTCTCCGATCTGTCGGATCACCGCGGCTGACATTGTTGACGTGGTCGGACGAAGTGGTTTGGCAAAGGCATCGGGCCCCCGCGGCGCCCTCTTGGGCGGCCTCCTGCAATCATCTTCCACACAAGAACTTATAGGGAACATCTTCTTGCGCGGCTCGCCGGTCAACCCTAGCCTTTGACTTGTCCCCCAAGAGAAAGGAGCCGATTCGCCCATGGCCTCATTCGATCCGAAAGTGTTCACCCGTCCTGACGGCCTGAAGCGAATTACCAATGAT